AGCATACTTTTAATATAAAGTACGATTTATTTTTGTACGATTTTTGAACATATAGCAATAAAACGAGCTAATTGCACTCATTTTGGCAATTAAAAATTATTTTGCTATGAATATTAGGGTATTGTCAGAAAATATTTATATTGACTATATTTGATGTGTTGTGAGCTATATTACTTCACTACAACTAAAAGAAATGCCATATACAGAGATTTGGTCTGCTGTCCAAGATAATTCGTTATTGTCCATTCTCATAACAGCTTTTGTGTTTGCATAAGCGATTGAAGAATCATTTGCTAATGCTGTTTTTAAAGGTGGCTCAATTTCTACTGTAGCTTGACCACTCCCATTAGAAGTGCAATCAGCAGTTATCATATGAAGTTTTTGAGTAGCACCTGAACCGAACTGTATGTAATCACCAGCTTTAAAAATGACTGTACTCGCAGTAGCATTTTCTACCGATATCGAATAAGCACCAACCGAATGAACTCCATTGACATTAATTACTGAATTTAATCCACCACGAATTGTTTTTGAATCAGGGTCGCCCAATAAAAATGTTCCAGCACGACCATGAAGTTGCACAAAAAAAACTTGCCAAGCATATGCCTCATCTCTTTTCATGGGTGGAAGTTCTACAGTAGTAGTCCACATTGAGCCACCATAATCTGCACTTTGACTAGAATAATCAAATGGCGAAATATTAACAGCGACAGTTCTAACTATTCTCCACTCTGATGTTCTAAAGTTGCTTGGACTTGTAGGAAGATTTAAAGGATAGCTTGGTGCTGTCATGAGCCAAATGTCCTAGCGAATGAACCACCACGAGTTTTAGCCTCTGCTACTGCCATAACTGTTTCTTTTTTAATAACAGGCATAAGATTTTTTATTTCTGCTCTTACTGTAGGAACGACTCCTGTTGAAAAGTTTAATGATTGATTAATGGTAACTCCACCACCACCCATTTTATCATTAGGTATAATTGTACCAGCAGATTTAGGCATAAATAATTCAGCTCCTTTTTCTCCTACCATGTATGGCATACTCGGTGAAACAAAACCACCACTATATCTTTGATTAGGATAGAAATATTCCATAGGTTGTTGTTGAGTATACAAAGCACTGCCATCAGCACTATTGACTACACTCCCAACTTCACTTCCATCTGTTGGATTAACAGCAGTTGTAGAATTAGCACCTAATCCTGAACCCATTCCAAAAGCTGTCGTTATTCCTCTCATTAAAGCATCACCAAAACCACCTTGCACACCACCAGCAGTTCTTTGTAATTCCAACATATTGTGTTTTGCATCTTCGAGTTGCAAATTTAAACTGTCCATCAAAGGTTTCAAAATTAAAACATGAGTTACTGCTGATATGATTTGTGTAACCATACTTCTGAATATGTTTTTCATAGCATCTTTAAAACTGTTTCCTGAAACTACTGCATCTGCAAAAGCATCTGATATTGAAGTTCCAGCCTCATCAAATACTTTTTTTACTCTATCTGTAATATCTGAAAGTTGTTCTTCTACAACTGCAAATTTTTGAGCCTCTAGTTTTGCTCGTTTCATAACATCTGAATTTTCTTGTATTTTTCCAGTAGCTAAATCATAAGTTTGACTTAATCTTCCAACAATTTCAGCAGTTCTTTGCCCTCTCCTTTGTTGTTCATTTAGCTTTTCATTATAATTGTCCATAGCCATGTTCAAGCCAAAGAATACTCCGACAGCTAATACCAGTTTCGAAACTAATATAACAATAGCACCTATACCACTTGCAATTAGTGCAGTGGACATCATATATATAGCAAAAGTCAAATCTCTGACTGCTTTGCCGATTTTAAATATACCAACAGCCATATTTACACCAAAGGTAGCTAACATTAAAGAAAGCACTGCTTGTAATCCAAATGTTAATATTTTTAAAGCTGTTCCAAAATTATTAATTGCACTTGCTAAAGCACCACCAATATCTTCTGCGAAAGCATTTATTTTAAGCTCGTTTTCTGCTAACTCTCTATTAAACTTGCTCATTTTATTTTTTAAAACATCAAAGAAACCCTCACCCACTGCTCTTTGAAAATTAAAAAACTTATCTCCAATCATTGATACTGTACCAGTCAGAGTCTTAGCTAATTCTTCTGTGGCATTACCAAACTTACCACCCTTTCCAAAAACTTTTTCAAATGCTAGTGCTGTTTCTTCTATGCTTACAGTTGCACCCATCTTGAAACCCAACATTTGTCGAACACCTTTTTCTCTAAACATATCAGCAGATGCGATACCACCAGCGAATGACCTTTGTATTTGTTCTGAAGTTGCTTGGAAAGATAATCCTGTAATTGATGCAACATTACCAGTTATTTCCATTAACTTGGCTAGATGGTCAGCATCATCTGCTACTACAGCAAGTGAGCCTGAACCTCTTTGGATTTCTGCTAAACTGAAAGGAACTTTCGAGGCAAATTTTGCCATGTTATCAAATGCTTTTCCACCCTCTTCTGCACTACCAAATAATGCTTTTAATCTTACTTGTAAGTTTTCTATTTGGATTCCAACATCTACAAAACCTTTGACAGCAACAACACCAATAGCACCAGCAACTATTGCTCCAACTTTTAAAGCACTCATTGCAAATTTATCTAGTGATTTGTTGGCTCTATCAAAACCACCTGACATTTTTTTAGATGCACCAGTAACAGCAGTATTTGCTTTTGCCAATCCTCTTTGTAAGTCGCTGATGTCAGCTTGGACTTTAACAATTAACTTATCTAATTCTGTTGCCATATCTTAGTTTTCGTTCATTTCTATAAAATTTACTGGGTAATTACCTTGACAGGTTAACACTAGAGTTAATAATCAGGGTACATTTCTTTCAATTCTTCTAGTTCTGACTTCTCCATAGGTTTGTCATTATTTCCATTATATTCTTTAAAACCATTGATTGCCATAGTGATTTCTTTAATTGACATATTCCAAAAGCACTTAGGAGATAAGTGCATCATTCCAACACAGACTTCAAACCATCTTTCTACAGGAAGAACTTCACTTCCTTTTATGACTCGCTTTTTTTTTCATCTTCCTTTTCGCCAGTGTCTAAGGCTAATGTAAGTAAATCTCCAGCAGTTTTAATAGATTCTATAAGTCCTAAATCAGAAACTAATTTTTTGATATCTGCATCTTTAACATCATTACCACCAGCACGAATACTTAAAGTCATTATAGTTATAATTTCCATAAGACTTAATTCACCAGTAGATAATTTATTAGCTACTTTAAGTATAGAAGTTCCTAAAGCACTCTCAATCCCCATGATAGTATCAAGCGACATTTTCGCTTTATAACTTACATCATTTGGAAAGTTTAGAGTCGTTTCTGCTTTTAATAGGTTTGTCATTGTTTTTATCCTCAATTGTTATTTTTAAAGTTTCTCCTCTTTCTCCTACATCTTCAATAGATTTAATTTTATAATCTTTTGAATCTATCGTAACATTAGTAGATTTAAGAAGTTTTAAGTCAAACATCATTTCTATTTCTATCATGTCGCTTGACTTATTAACTTGTGCATTAACTTTCTTACCACTAATAGTAATTTCTGTTTCTTGCCACATTACATTACTCCTAGACTGTTGCTATAGTTACTGCACCAGCAGATTCAAATGATAAAGAATATTGAGCTGAATCATTATATTCGCCTGAATATTCCATGCTTGTGACCTGAAATGCACCTGTGAAAGTATTATAATCAGGAACTAAGAATTGAAAATTTGAAAATGTTGAGGCACTAAAAGCAGTCAATACTGATTGATGTGTAGCACCATCATCAAATATTCCACTTCCTGAAATACTAAATGATTTGATACCAGCACCAGCTAATAATGTTCTTACTCTTGATGAGTCTTTGTTTGTTATGTCTATTTGTTCAGAATTAATTGTGATAGATGTACTTCTTAAAGCACCAATGGTAGTAAATGTTTCTGGACTACCAGCATTACCTATCTTCATTAAAACTGCACTACCTTTTTGGACTGCCATTTTATTACTCCTATTTAGTTGTCATATACAGTAAAGTCTATATTCACTATACCATGTCTTGTGATACCATCAACCTCTGTCATTGTTGTTGCATTATTTACATAACTCATAACAGATGATGCCCCACTTACAGATATTGTAGCATTATTGACTAAATTGTAAATTCTTTCCATAACCTCTTTGATTTGCTTTTGACCACGATATTGTGACCAAACTTCTATATTTATGTTATATATATTGCCATCTAAAGTTGTAGTTCCGACATTAGTTATTGATTCAGTTCCAATAATTACATAAGGATATGCTGTATCTTGGGGTGCTGTAGAATCAAATATTTTATTATTTCCTACTAAACCATCTAATGTACTATCTCCTGAAAGTAAACTAAAAATCGCAGTCTGTAAGTCAAAAGAGTGAAATCCCATTATTTAATTCCTAAGTTCTTAGCAAACATCTTACCGAATATCTTTGTATTTCTGTATGCTTTACTTTGTTTACCCATAAAATATCTTTTAAATTTAGTTTCTAAATCTTCAGCATAATCCATATTAGTGCTGACTAAACCTAGACCCTGTCTAATTCTTTTATACTGTATGCTACTTCTTAACATTCCTGTATCTACTCTTGGTGGATTTCCTACTGATGATGAAGTATGTTTAACACCATTTTCTTTTGTTCTAGTTTTACCTGTAGCTGGTGAAAGTGTCATTTCTAATGCTATTTGATTTCTAAAATAACTACCTGTGGCATCTACCCAGCGATTCTGTCTAGCATTATATTTTTTGCTGACAGCATTAACTCGTTTACGAATATCCGATTTTATTTCTACTCTAATTCCCAAAAGCAACCCCCTCTGTTGCAGTTATCTCTTGATATCTTTCTTTACCCTCATCTAATATTTTTATGTTCGTGATGTCAAATGTTTTAGAACGATAGAGAAGTCTGTACTTGGTTGTGAGTGCCGAGTAATATCTTATTGTGAATTTAAAAGTTCCTGTGGCTCTTACTTGGTCGCCAAATAAACCCTCTGAACCTGTTGTGTTCTCTACTTTGCTCCAAACTGTTGTAGCAGTAGACCATGTTGTTGATGTTCCACCACCAGCATCAATACTACCACCGAGAGTTTGTAAAGCGACTCTGTTTCTGAACTCGCCTAGATACATAATTAGCCAATAACTCCATACCTGTATGTTTTATTCGTTTTATAAGGATTCGTAGATAATTGAGTGACTACGAAAGGTTGTAATAATGCTGTTGCAGAGTAGGGTGCTTTAACTGATTTTTCATTATCGCCTCTATTCTCAAATAAATAACTACCATAAATAAGACATGCTTGTTTTATTTGCATAGGAACAGCAGTGTTATCTCCATAACCAGCAACATATTGTATCTCAAACCCATTGACTGGTCTTAGTCCTGTTGGGTAAGTTGAACCTGTCTGTAAAGTAAATCTGCTCGGAACACTTGCATTGTCTAGTCTATAATTAGATGTCGCCCATGTCGTTGCTGTATCATCATCTGAATAATATTTAGCATGAGTTATTGATGCGACAGGTGAGAATGGTAGAAGTATGGGTCTTTTATTATAAACTAAATCAATCCCATCATACATTCCCTCTTGTATCGGAACATTAGAATCTGACAAATCATCAATAAATAATTGATAAGTAGTAGTGCATAAAGTTCTATGAGTGTATTCTTTCGCCCATGAATCTACTGTTTGCTTAATAATATTTAAAACTACATCATCATCTGATGAATCTACTTTTAAATATGCTTTGAGTTCAGCTAAAGTAATTGCAGAATCAGTTTGAGCTGTGTGTATTTTAAGTCCAGCCATAATTACTCC